GCTGACCGGCGGACGCCGCCCGAGGTGAAGCCGTGAGCATCTACGTTCCGCCGCGTCTCGTCTCCGAGAAGGCGATCCTCGGCCCAGGCGCTGCGGCGATGATGACGCTGCAGCCGCTCCATAGCGCCATCCGCAACCCCCAACAGATGATGCGCATGGCGCAGATGCTCTTCCATTCGGACCGCTGGGTCTACAAGGCCGAGCAGACAATCGACTTCGCCTTCTCCACGGTGGACTGGCACCTGGAGGACGGGGAGGACAACGAGATCGAGGCGGGGGCTGCCGGGCCTGCGGGCGATGCGCTGCGCTTCATGGAAAAGCCGCAGGCTGCGCTCAAGAACGCCCAGGGCATGACGCGTTCGCAGTTGTGGTCGCTCACGGCTCGCCATGTGGGCCTCTGCGGGTCGGCGTTCTGGTTGGGCGACCAACAGGACATGCTCGCGAAGACGCCGGCGGCGGCGCTCTATGTCAACCCCGCGCGCATGACGCCGGCCGAGGATGACGCTGGCAACCTGACGGGCTGGGTGCTCGACTACCGAGACACGACGCGCACAGGCATCCCGCTCGACCTTGACGAGGTGTACCACTTCAAGCTGAACGAGCCTGACACGGGCCACTTCGGGATCGGCAACGTCGAGTCCGCTTCGGCAGCGACGATGCTCACGCGGCTCTCTGACCAGCACGCGGCTGACGTGCTCGCATCCGGTGGCCGGCTGACGGGCATCGTGAGCGCCAAGTCGGGCGGCACCATCCCCGATGGCGTCTTCCAGCAGCTCGTGCGCGACTTCCGCACCGTGGCCGACGCGGGCGATGCGGCGAAGCGCGTCACGGTCGTCCAGGGTCCGATTGACTTCACGCGCACCGTGGCGACGCCGCTCGAGTTGAGCCTGATCGAGCTCATGAAGATGTCGCGGGACGACACGCTTGCGCACTGGGGCGTGCCTCTCTCGCAGATCGGCGGATCGTCGCCGGCGGGCCTGAACTCCGGCGACGTGCGCAAGTACGACCGCGCGGCTCTCTGGCAGAACGCCGTCCATCCGCGCCTGCTCGCCTTCTGGGAAGTGATCCAGTACCAGATCCTCGACCGCTGGCAGAAGCTCGGCGTCACGGTCGAGCTGGAGATCGATGAGCCGGAGTTCGACGACGACTCGCCGCGCTACGACCTCCTCATGAAGAGTGTCAACCTGCCGATGCGCAACAGCGAACGGCGCGCCCTGATCGGGCTCGACCCGTTCGGGGATCCGATACTCGACGATGCGGTCTACCTCCCGGCGACGCTGGTGGAGATCTCGACGACCACTGCCCCGGGTCCCGCGTCTCCCACGCAGCAGGCGCTCGGGCGCGCGCAGCCAGACGAGCCGACCGGCGAGGGGCCAGACCAGGCGACCAACGCCGCGGGTGAGACGAGCGCAGGAGGTGCCGTTGGCAAGGCCGGCCCTCTCCACAAGTCCATGCAGGCGTTGCGTGCCAATGTCAGCAAGGGCACGACGCCGAAGATGCAGTCGGGAGTCGCCCGGTTCCTGAATGAGCAGCGCCACGAGATCGCGGCGCACCTGCGCACGTTGCCGGTCTATCGCGCCAAGGATGCGGCGCATCTCTGGCCGAAGCGGCTGGCCGACGATTGGGACCGCCGCCTGGCCGCCATCCTGCGGCCCTATGTCGCAGGCATTGCAACATCGGTGTCAGGTCACGTCGACGAGGTGCTTCCGAAGACGGGCAAGGCGGCGCCGCTCGGACAGGACGCCATTGACGCATCGCTGCAATCCCTGATCGACCGCGTGCTCAAGAAGGGCGCCGCCCGCGTCACGGGTATCAACGCGACGACCCGAGACGCCCTCGTGACGATCGTCGCGGATGGCATCGAGCAGGGCGTCTCCATGACGGTGCTCGCCGACGCGATCGAGGCTGGAACCGATCTCACGCCGCTGATCGGGCGCTCGGGCGACCTGATCGGGAACCTCGACTATCGCGCCGAGATGATCGCCCGGACAGAGACGGGCACCGCGTACAACGAGGCTGCCCTGGAATCGTATCGGGATGCGAGCGTCGAGATGGTGCAGGTGCTCGACGGGGATGACGACGACATCTGCTCGCCGTGGGCTGACTGGACCGGACCGATCGACGAGGCTCCCGATCCGCTCGGTCACCCGAACTGCACCCGCGACATCCTGCCAGCGTTCGAGGCGGCGCCCGCCAAGGCCGCTTCCATCGTCACCCCTTCGCCGCTCATGGCGCGCATGGATGCGCTCGTCGCAGCGATGCGGGCACAGGCCGACCGTCCGCAGTTGCAGCCGACGATCATCTTCAATCCGCCCGCCGTGTCCTACGAAGCGGCGCCGGTGACGGTCCAGCCACCGAACGTCTATGTCGAGCCCGCCGTTGTCAGCGTCGCGCCCGCACAGATCACGGTGAATATCCCATCGGGTCGCAAGGTCGTCGACCGTGACCCGCAGGGTCGAATCAACGGCACGCATGAGGAGCCGGTTTGATGGCAAGCACCCTCTCCGTCCTGGAGCGCCAGCGGCTGCTCGACTCCACGGGCACGCAATACGGCTTCGCGTCCGCCCACTCCGGGGATCCCGGTGCCACAGGCACCGCAAACGAGCTGACCGGCGGCTCGCCAGCCTACGCCCGCAAGGCGATCACATGGGCAACGGCTACATCCGCGGCCCCCAGCGTCAAGGCGCTGTCCGGCTTCCCGACGTTCGACATCCCGGCCGGGTCCACCGTTAGCTTCGTCGGCCTCTGGACGCTCGCCACCGGCGGAACCTACGGCGGCTGCATCGACGTGACCGACGAGGTGTATGCCGGTCAGGGCACTTACCTCTTCAACGTCGGCCCGCCGAGCGTGAGCCTCTGATGGCTAGCCGGTACGAGATCGCGATCGTCGGCGCTGCCGGTACGTCCGGCGCGGCGCAGATGGAGCTGCGCGCCGTCTCGACCGACGCCGTTTGGCTCAAAGAGGTCGGCATTACGACCAACGCTGCGACGGCTACGCTCATCGGGCTCTGCAAGACGCCAAACGCCTCCACGCTCGGCTCGCTCACCGTCGGCAACGCCGTCAACGGTGGGGCGGCTGCCGTTGGCGGGATCACGACGACGTGGGGCACGGCTCCGACGACACCCTCCGTCGTCTACCGCCGGATCGGACTTCCCGCAGCCATCGGGAACAGCGTGATCTGGACGTTCCAGGGAGACGGCCTCCTGATCCCGGCCGGCACCTTCGTCTGTCTCTGGAACTACGCCCTGAACTCCATCGTGACCGCCTACTGGGTCTGGGAAGAATGAGCCGATCGGGCACTGGCCGGACGTCCGCTCCGCTGACGAGTTACACGGCGCCCGCCGCCGTCCGCCCGTCGGTCGTCTTGGGCGCGCTCGATCCGGGCGTAGATGCCCGAGCCGGAGGCGGCACGCTCGACACGTCCGCGACCTTCGCCGGGTCTGGCAAGAAGGCGGACGCCGGTGGCGCCTCGATCACGACCGTCGGAGCGCTGACAGGAGCCGGGCGCAAGGCGGGCATCGGCGGAGCCGCGTTCACCGTCACGGCTGCCGTGACAGGAGCGGGTCGCAAGTCCCGCGCAGCTGGTGGGACGCTCATCGGCGCGGCCAGTCTCGCGGGTTCGGGGCGCAAGGCATCCACGGGCGGGGCAACGCTGGTCGCGACCGTCACTCTCAGCGGCTTGGGCGTCCGAAAGGCCACAGGCACCGGGGCCCTGACGCAGTTGGTCACCATCTCGGGTGCCGGGCACAAGGGCGCCACGGGCAGCGGTCAGATCGTCCTTGTCGCCTCGCTCTCCGGTGCGGGCCGGCGGCAGGCAATGGGCACAGGCTCGCTCATGGCGTCGGTCGCCCTTGCAGGCAGTGGCGCGAAGGCAGACTCGGGCGGTGGGCAGATCGCGCTGGCGCCGACGTTCGCCGGGTCTGGTGTTCATAGCGAGGGCGCGGGCATCGGCCTCGCTGCCTCCCTGTCCGGGTCTGGCGTCAAGGGTGCCCAGGGCGGCGCCTCCCTGACCCTCGTGGCGGCTTTGGCCGGTAACGGGTCATCGTCCTCTGCCACGACGGACGTGATGACCCGCCCGCCAGTAGACGCGGCCCGGGTAGTCGGGCCAGCCCGACGTGGGGTCATGCGTCCATTCCTTACACCTCTTCCACCTCTGGACGCACGTTCGGGCGGGGGCGTGCTCAGGCTCCGCTACCGCCTATCCGGTTCCGGCTTCGCTTGGAATGACGACGAAGATGCCCTGCTCATGTTGGAGGCCGCGTGATGGCTTACGGAAAAGCACTCCTGCCCATGAAGGCCGAACCGCTGCGCGACGGCGAGATCGCCGACTGGCTCGCCGGCAAGCGTGCCCGGCGACTCCTGGCGATCCCGTTCTACGGTGACATCCCGTCCCCCGATGGCAAGGGCCGCGACCTCGACGGCGAGTATTTCGACGCTGCGACCGACATCAAGCCGGACTGGTTCAGCGAACGCCCGCTCGACTGGCACCACTCCAAGGACCCCACGGGCGTGATGAATGGCGTCCTGCTCGGCAAGGCGACGAACCTCGCGATGGAGTCAGACGGCTGGTGGGTTGACACGTGGATGCAGGCCGGCGAGCGGCGCCTCAAGCTCGTGGAAGAGCTGATCTCCCGCGGCGCGCCGATCCGGGGATCCTCGTGGGCCTACCCGAACCTCGTCAGGCGCGGCAAGGCCGGGCACATCGACGTGTGGCCGTACTTCGTGCAGACGCTCAGCACCTCGCCACAGAACAACCGCTCTACCTTCGCCAGCGCCAAGGCGGCGCTGGACCTCTTCCCCCTCTCGGAGATCCCGCTCGACGAGCGTTTCCGCGCTCTGTTGGGCAGTCTCGGCAACCCCGAGCCCGACCCCGATCCGACCCCGACTACGGGCGAGGAATGGGCGAAAGCTGGGCGCGTCATTTCCTCCAAGAACGAGCAGGCGATGCAGGAAGCGATTGATGCCCTCCAGGCGTGCCTGGAAGACATGCGCTCCAGCAATCCCGGCTCCAAGCCGACAGGAATGACGACGTGAGCCTTTCAGTCACCGAGCTGGACGACAAGATCGGCCAGTTCACCACCAAGATCCAGGAGCTCGTCGGCGTGATGTCCGACGCGCGCGACTCCGACAAGGCGCGCTGGGATGCCGCCGACACGGAGCGCGTGCGCATCACGGGCGAGCTCGACAGCCTCAAGGAAACCCGCGACGTCGAGGCGCGCAAGGAACGCACCGAGAAGGCCGTCGCGGACATGGAGCGGATGCTCGCCGGCACGCGCTCGCCTTCCAAGGCGTCGTTCGTCGGACAGGGCGGACGCACCGCTTCGTCCGAGTACGAGGCAGGCCAGTTCCTGACCGCGCTGTTCGAGGCGCGCAACCAGGACTACAACACGCAGCAGCACGGCAAGGCCAGTCTCGCCGCGATGGGCGTTCACACGTCCGAGCGCGGTTCGGCCGGCGTCATCGAACTCTCCTCGATCGACGGCGAGAGCGGCAAGGCCACCCTGGGCACGTCGGGCGCCACGGGCGCCTTCATCATGCCGAACGCGGTGGTCGAGCGACTCGTCACCATTGCCACGGCGCTCAACCCGATGCGCGGCCTGCTCAACGTGATCTCGGGCGTCGCCACGCCGACGATCGCGATCACGGTCGAGGCAGCCGCCGCAGTGCGCGCCGTCGTGGTGGCCTGGGGCACGCTGAAGCCCAACGAGGACATCACCCTCGCCCAGTACACGGCGACGTTCTACACGCTCGCCAAGATCCACGATGTCGCCAACCAGCTGCTCCGGTACAGCGCCGGGGCCGCCGAGCAGGATGTCACGTCGCGCCTCGGGCGCAGCATGGCGCTCGGCGAGGCGTACTACATCCTCCAGGGCGCGGGCGCGACCGAGCCGACGGGGATCATCACGGCACTCGCCACGTCGGGCGCCTTCGACACCGCCGACATCGCCGGCTACGCCACGCCTGGCGCTGCCGTCTACGGCGGCATCGCGAAGGCGGTCGGCGCACTCGAGAACCGCAACCGGACCGTCGACGGGGCGCTCATGAACCCAGTCGACTTCTGGACCTACCTCGCGCTCGAGGGTTCGGCCATTCGGCCGTACTTCAACTCGTACACCGCTGGTCAGCCGTTGCCGACCTCGGACAACAAGATGAGCCCGCTCTTCGGCGTGCCCATCGTCCGCAACTCCAACTGCCCGGCCGGAACGCTCGTCATCGGCGAGTTCAAGAGCGCCACGCTCTACACCGGCTTGGGCTACCGCGTCGACACGAGTGACCAGGCCGGCACCCGCTGGGACTACAACCTGACGGGCTACCGCGCTGAGGAAGAGATCGCGTTCAACGCGACCCCCTACGTCGTCGCTGGGATGTTCCAGCGCGTCACTTCGGTCGGTACGTAATCCCATGACCGTCTCCGCCGCCTTCCTTGTCAAAGACCCGCCGCTCGACCGGCTGGCGCTCCTTGTGGAGTACCTGCGCCCGGTCGTGTCGGAGTTCGTGATCGTGGTCGATGACAGGACGGCGGTGGAGGCGGCCGACACGATGTCAGCCTGGGCGAACGTGACGCTGGTTCCGTTCGCCTGGGTTGACGACTTCGCGGAGGCGCGTAACGCCGCGCTTCCGCATTGTCATGGCGACTGGATCTTGCATCTCGACCCAGACGAGATGCCGACTGCCGCGATGCTCGACTTCATCCGCACCGTTGACGGCACGCACCAGGCCGACATCGACTGGCAGGGCACGCGCTACATGGCCCCGCGCGGCTACCTCTTCTTCACGAAGAACTTCTACGACGGTCGCCAGGGCGAGGAATACGAGGAGCACTGGCACTGCCGGCTCTTCCGGCGCGACGCCGGCCGCTGGTACAAACCGGTGCACGAGCAGGTGATGCTCGAGGCGATGTCCGAAGATCGCACGCGCGGCACGCCGCTCCTGCCCAAGGCTCCGCTCGGCGCGTTCCTGATCCACTCGCGGATGGAAGACCGCGCCAAGGACGAGCAGTACGCCGCGCTCGGGGCGGTGACGGCGTGACGCTCGTCTCCGTCGTGATCCCGACTTTCAACCGCGCCGAGTTGCTCATGGGCCGCGCGCTCCCGTCCGTGCTCGCGCAGACGCACCAGGATCTGGACATCCACGTCGTGGGCGACGGGACCGACCAGGCGACGTGCGATGCGATGGCGACCGTGACCGATCCGCGCGTGCGCTTCACGAACCTGCCGCACGCCGACTACCCAACCGACCCACACCAGCACTGGTGCGCGATGGGTGTGCCGCCGATCAACCACGGGCTGGACACGGCGAGCGGCGAGTGGGTCACGGTGCTCGCGGATGATGACGCCATTCCGCCTGACGCCTACGCCCGGATGCTCGCCGTCTCGGATGACGTGGATCTCGTGTACGGCCGGACGGAGGTCGTTGGGCACGGCATCTACGGCAGCCCGTCCGACTTCACGGACGGCGCCTACATCCTCCGGGCATCGCTGGGCTACCGATACGACGCCGAGTCGTGGCGGCGCGGGATCATCGCCGACATCGACCTTCGGGTGCGCCTGCTGCGCGAAGTGCGGACGCGCTACCTGCCCGAGATCGTCTACCGCTACTGGCCGGCCAACCAGGTCCC